CTATCTTCTTTGTACCTCTCTTTATCTTTAATTACGTTTAAATCAGACTCTTTAAGTTGCATGTTCATTTGAAATTCTTTTTCCATCAACATCATTTTAATTTCTGCTTCTTTTTCTAATTTTCGTGTATCTAATTGCGCTTCAAGCTGAACTAATTGAGATTTTTGTTGTGTTATAGCTTGTTGTTTTTGCACATCAGCCTGAGCTGCTGCTTGAGCGGCTTGCGCATTAGACTGAGTTTGCATTTGAATATTTTGTTGTTGAATAATTCTATCTTTTTCTTCTTTTTGCTTTCTTCTTAATTTTAATAATTGATTAGCTAATTTAAGATTTTTTACTTCTCTTACGTCAATTGCGTCTTCTAAATTAATCTGCTCTTTTTGTAAAGACATTTGTATATTATTTTCAAGAAGTTGTTTTTCTTCTTCATCAGGTGCTAATTCTAAAAATATACCAAAATCATATAATTGTAAATTTTTCATTTCTTTTAAAGCACCTACATTAGACTTACCAATTGCTTGAATAAATGATTTTTTTGTTGGACCAAATTCTAAAACATCAGATATTCTTAATGATATTGCCTCTGCTGTTTTAAGTGTTAAATATAAACCACCTTGTAATATATGCCTTGTAGCTGTATTTGAATTAGCCGCTGCTAACTTTTGTAATCCCACTAGCGCATTTTTATCAGGCATTGCTCCATCTCTAGCTTCATTTAATCCTGTTACATCTCTCATCATTTGTAAGTAATAATTATATGATGTAATTAAGCTTTGGATTTTATTACCACCACTACCTGTTTGTAATTCTTGAATAGGCACTCTACCATTATTAAATTCACCATCTTGCGTCATTGATCTCCCAATTACAGAACCTGTTTGGAAATACATATTTAATGCTTCTTGTGGGTTATAATTTGTACCATTTCCTAAATCAACCTCTGCAACTCCATCAGCATCTAAAAATACACCATCTGGCACCATTCTTGATAATACTTGCTGTAATTTTAAATGTGTTAATTGAATCATATCTGCAAAAGTAGTCATTCTACTAACTAATGATTCAACTTTACCTTTGTATATTCTCGGGGCAATTATATTATAACTAAACTGTGCTTTAACCGTATTAGATTTAGGCCTAGTCATATTTTCAGCTAACCTCCAGCTTAAAATTTTATCTCCACCTACTATTTTAGCACCTTCATATATAACCTCTATAGTTCTTGAAGATTTTTCAAATCTAGCTCTTTGATCTTTTGGGGGATTAAATGTATCATCTTTTTTTATTGCTTTTTTGGCACCGCTAGATGTTTCTTTTATTTTATAAACATCGTCTTTAAAAGTTTTATATTCGAAATAAAGAACATATACATAAGCATTATCTTCTGGATCTGCAGCTGCATAAGATTTATTATAAAGCTTTACATTAGTCCCTTGCCCCTCGATATATCTTTTTATATCATCATCTGATAAATTTGGATATTGTTTTTTAAGATCTACAAGTGATACTTTTCTAATTTCTCCTACATAATATATATCATCAAAATATGGTGATTCCGTATATGAATGTACTAAATCAGCAGGATCAACATATTTTATATTTATACCTTCAGACTTAGTATATTCATTTTTTATAGCTCCCATTCCAACAACAGTTATATCATAATCAATTCTTTTCTTTAATAAATCATATTTATTATGATCAAAAACATTATTAATAGCCTCTTCTTCCGCTATCTCTATAGAATCCTTATAGTCTAATTGCATATGAAGTTGAATTTCTTCTTCTGTTTCAGGTAATGTCCCCCTGTCTGTTTTAAATAAATCTACACCTGTTAATTCTTTTAAAGAATCTTTATATTCTCTAGTAAATATATCTTCAATTAGATTATCAACATATTTAGTCCTTTTTTGTATTGAAGCAGGGTCTTGTGAGTATGCTTTTATATCATATGTTCTTTCTGCAATACCATTAACTACTATATCTACAAATTTAGGTATAATAGGCACTGGTTTCCAATCAAGGTTTAAATATGATAAATCCCCATTAATAGATAATTCATCTTTATATTTTTGAATAGACTGTTCACCTCTAGCATATAATCTTAAACGGTGAAAGTTGTCTCTATTAGCATAATACTTATTTGTACCAGAATCTCTCTTAAACCATTCAGATTCAATTGCCTTTGCTATCTCTAAACCATATGATTCGCTTGCTCTTTCAGCATTTGAAACTACTTGGCTTGGGAATATCCCTCTTGGTGCTATATCCATTTACTTTATTATTTTTGAAAAACTTCCTTGATTATTATATTTTTTAAATCCAAAGTCTAACACTTTAGTTGTTCTTAATTTTTTTGGGTGATACAAATGTCTGTTGCATGCTATTATTGCAAGACCAGAACTTATAGTTGCATCAAATTTTGTTCTATTAGTTATATTAAACTTAGACCAATCATTTAAAGTGGTATTGAAATATATATTTCCGTAATCACCATTTTCTTGTAACCCTACATATTTATCTATATAAGATTCTATTGCCGCAGCGTGTACTTGTTTAATATCTTCAGATGAATTAGGTATACCCCCTACTTCTTTTTCTGCTACTGATAATTTATTAGCTGTTTTATCTGGTCTATTTATTGAATAGCCCCTATACCCTCTTCTTTTAATATAATATAAAAGTCTTGGTTTGTTATTTTCTGCTAATAATGGCATTCCATAAAACACTAATGCCATAAGTACATCTTCAAAAAATATCTCTGCGGTTTGTGGTCTAGCTATATATTCTAAAAAGAATGTATTCGATGGAGCATCTTCCATACTAAATTTTGTTAATCCATGTAAAGCTCCTTTAGACCCACCTCCATCTGTTGTTCCTGATATATCATATGAGTCACAACCAAAAGCACCTATGTGCTCGTTTCCTGGATATTTCATACCATTTTTAAGTATTACACGATTTTGTAAATTTAAACCTGGAACCCAAGAAATATTAAATCTTCCTTTTAAATCTGGTGTAAAAATTACTCTCGAATCTTTTACTCCATTTTCCCATTGGAAGTTACCCCTTGAAACAAGTCCAGAGGATTTTGCATTATCATTGTAGTCTATTTGTTCGTATATTTTTTGTAAATTAAATATACTATTTTTTGTTTCGTCCCTAAAAGCATGTTCTTCTGTTCTAGGAAACTGTCTATAGAACTCATTCAGCGCGTCTGGGTCGTCTTTAAGACCATCTGCTTCATTTTCCCAATGTTCTATAACTCCAATATCGATCGGATCTCCATAAGGTCCTTTAGCTGCTTCCCTTGGTGTTTCGAAAACAGGTATTCCATAAGAATCAATGAATCCTTCGTAGTTCCATTCCATAGGTATGAACAAACTATATAATCCCGAGCTAGTCTGTCCGTTGCGGTTTCTTTTTGTAACGTCTGAGGCATAAAATAATTTTTTAAAGTTATCTCCACCTTTATCTAAGGCGTTTGAAGTAGATCCCATCATACACTTCCCTATTATTCTACTTCCTAATCTCAGGGTTGTTTTTGTAACACGCCAGTTGTTTAATATATTGTCAGGTCTTTCCCATTTACCAGATTCATCGTGAACAAGTAATCTTAACTTTTCACCATCATATGAGTTATCACCTGTATTTTTCCAATCAATAGTTGTATCTAATCCTTCAAGTATTTCCCTTTTACTATTCTGAGTAATTGATTTTCTTGTAAGTTTAGATGCTGGTACTCTATAAGCCAATTCTGTTTTAGGCCTATCCATTCCATCTTGTATTGGTTTAAAGAAAAATGGGTAATGGGTTGATATAGGTACAACTTTGTCGGTAAACATTTTTTTTGCATCTGATCCAGTCTTTGATAATATCCCAAATCTACTATCTGATGAGATGGTAGCTTGGTTAACTGTTTCAGACGATGACATAAAGCTAAATCCAGACCGTCTATTTTTGAGGTAACAAATTCCGTAGCATCTTGTATCTGCCTTACATGCCTCCCAGAAAATAAAGAATAATCTATTTGCTTCCCTAAATTCTGGTCTCCCAACATCAATCTTGGACCACTGCAGGTACATATAATGAGTGCCAGTAATATAAGTGTCATTACCTTTGTTACGAAACCAATACCCTTCTTCACGCCTTGTAAATTCTTTATCAATGTATACATACCACTTTTCTTTAAATTCTCTTGGATAAGTTTCCCAATCAAATATCGTTTGAATTCTTTTAAATTCTACTGGAAGATCTGACGCAGTCCACTTATCGTGTTTGCTATACACATCTTCTGCAAGTGGTAAAGCAATTTTAAGATTTTGTATTTCATATATTTCTCCTATCTTACCTGTCTTACTTATTACAATTACATCATGTTCTTTATTATAACCATATTTCCATGATTTAGACTTATTAAGTCTATGTATTGTAGTTCTTTTTATAGGTTCAATAACCTTATATAAAGTTTGCTCGTAAGCCATTACTTAGATCTTTTTTCAGCGAATCCACCGAATGATTCCTTTTTATCTTCTATAGGTTTATTATTTAAAAGATTTTTTTCATTTTCAATTCTAGTAAGAATTTCAAAAGCATCAAATATTGCTAGCTTTTTTGTAGCAGCTGCATTCTTTAGTTTATCAGCAGATATATCATCTTCTGTTTGTACTATAGCTTCTTCTGCTACTTTTACTAATTCGTCTACAGCTTTATAACCAGCTTGGATTATATTCTGCTTCTTCTTTTTCACGTCCATATTTAATTGAAATTTCTTTTGTCATTACTCTGTATAATCTTTCATCATTTATTGTGAATTCATATTCACTCCACGGAGTAAAACCTATTTTGTCTCCTACTTTTATAAAGTCACTA